TACTAATATATACGATCTTCGTGGTCATTATACTATTCAAGATATTGATTACAATTTAAGTCAGTTTGGTTTATTTCAAAATCAAGATACTCTTTATATAACTTTTCATACCAATGATATGGTTGCTCGTCTTGGTCGCAAGATTATGCCAGGCGATGTATTTGAACTGCCACATTTGCGTGATTACTACCCACTTGATGAAACGTTGCCTGCTGCTCTTAAGAAATTTTATGTTGTGCAAGAAGCAACTCGTGCAAGCGAAGGTTATGCTCAAACATGGTGGAATCATATCTGGCGTTGCAAAGTTGCGCCAATGGTTGATGGACAAGAGTATCGTGATATTCTTGATATGAATGCAGCCGATGGTAGCAAGAGTGATATTAAAACTAATTCTACCATACGTGATCTGTTGAGTGCATATAATAAAAATAATGAAATTAATGATGCGGTTGTTAATCAGGCAGACAGTGATGTTCCACAAAGTGGATATAGTACCAATGCTCTTTATATACTACCAGCAGTAGATGGCGTGAGTCCTATTGTATCTATACCTGGTTATCTAACAGGCAGCGCAACACCGCCAAATGGTTTACCAGTAACAGCAGACGTAGCCTTTCCTCAAAATCCAACAGTTGGTCAATATGTGCTGCGTACAGATTATCTACCAAATAGACTGTTTCGTTATGATGGACAAAAATGGGTAGCCATTCAAGATGTTCAACGCACTGCGCTTACAGGCAATCTCAATGCAACACAACTTGGTTCGTTTATTAACAATAACAAAACAACGCTGCTTGCCAATGGTGCGGTTATACCACAAAAACAAACACTAAGTAACCTACTACAAATATTACCAGATAAACTAGGATAATCAAGTGGATTTTTTCTACGATAAACAAATACGACGTTTTATGAATCAGTTTGTGCGAATATTCAGTTATATGTATGTTCAGTACGGCAATGATGCCAATGGCAATGAGGTTCTATATCGTGTACCATGCCGTTATGCCGATACCAATCGTCAAGTTGCTGCCATACTACGACAAAATAGCGACAATAATTTAAACAATGTGCCTATGATTGTTGTTTATATTACCGATGTCAAATATGATAGAACTCGTATGCAAGAACCAAAGTTTGTTAATACACAAGCCATTCGCCAACGTGCAATTGATCCATTAACAGGAAATGCATCTACACAGCAAGGCAATACGTTTAGTTTAGATCGACTAATGCCTGCTCCATATAGACTTACTGTAAAAATGGAAATATGGACTTCAAATTTTGACCAAAAATTACAGATATTTGAACAAATTGCTAGTCAGTTTAATCCAGATATGGAAATACAAAGCACCGATAATTATTTAGATTGGACAAGTTTAAGTTATATTCTGCTAACTGATACTAATTGGACTACAAGAAACATTCCAGTGGGTAGCGATGATCCAATTGATATTGCTACGTTTACGTTTGAAATGCCTATTTGGATCACTACACCAGCAAAATTAAAACGACTTGGCGTTATTCAAAGTGTAGTGGCAAGCATTTATGATGGAAATGGCAATATTCAACAAAGTCTTGTTGACCAAACAACTCTGTTAGGCAATCGTCAATTTTTTACACCAACTGGTTATCAGGTTGTAGTTCACAACGGAAATGTAACGCTGTTTAATCAGGGCGGTCCTGTACTCAATAACACAAATTATGCCATACCAACTACGCTAGGAAATGCCATTCCTTGGGCATCAACAATTTCAAGTTTTGGCAATATCGTGGCAAATTATAGCATGTTGTATTTGACAAATTCAGCAACTGAACGATTAGTTGTCGGCACTGTAGCATATGATACTACCAATCCAAATAACTTGCATTTTAACGTAGATACTGCTACAATACCTACTAACATACTACCAAGTGTTAATGCTATCGTTGATCCACAAGTAAATGGACCTGGTTCAGGATTGCCAACAGCAAGTAGTGGACAGCGTTACTTAATCGTTAATAATTTAGGTGGTGCAAGTGTAGGAAATGGAGCAGCAGCATGGCAAAATGCAAACAGCAGTATTACAACCGCCGCAGCAAATGACATTATACAATATAATGGCAGTGCATGGGCAGTAGCATATCATCCTACGCCAACAAGCAATGCAAGTTATGTTACCAACACTTTTAGTAGTATTCAATATGCATGGAATGGAAATCAATGGCAAAAAAGTTGGGAAGGTCTGTACCCAGAAGGGTATTGGTCAATAGTAATCTAACAGCAGTAGGCGCACTTTTTATAAGTGTGGCGACGCAGCGTGGATTATTTCTTCTACGTGATCAAGATACTTACAGTAATACATGGGGATTAGTAGGCGGAACCGTAGAGTTTGGTGAAACGCTATATGGTGGGCTAGTTCGTGAAATTAATGAAGAACTAGGATTTGAACCGCCTATTAAAAAAGTAATTCCACTTGAGTATTTCAACAGTCCAGATGGTCATTTCAGTTATCATACATTTGTTATATTAACTAATAGCGAGTTTATACCCATACTATCTAGTGAACACAAGGGTTATGCGTGGTGTGACTTAACCAATACACCCAAGCCGCTGCATCCTGGTTTATATAATAGTTTTTCATCTAATGTTGTAAAAGACAAGTTAAAAACTATAAAACAGATATTAGAAATCACCAAGTAAGATTGCATCACGAACGCTTACTTCACGATAGTTATTAAGTGATTTTAGTATTGGATCAAAGTCATTGCTATTTGGTGTACGAACTCTATAAAATTGGGTATCGCTATATGCATAACATATATTATATAAAAATGCATTGAACTTTTGAAAATCTTCCATATATTCAGCAGATTCATAACCAAACGTATCCGCATAAATGTTTTCACTTGTTACGCCATCGGTACCATCAAAGCCAAATAGAAATACTTTCTGTGCACCATCAAATGCTGCTAGGTATGCGGCACTGGCACCAGCATCCATGTGATAACTGCCTGGCAACATGTTTGTATCACGATATGTTAACCAATGATCATTTGGTGTGAACATCTTGTTGTAATCAGCAAGTGGAATATCACTAAAAAAGATATTATTTTTAATTACATAATAATCTGCGGGTGTATCTCGATATGCAGCATTGCAAGCATAGGTAAGTTTATAACCTTCTGCAACTCGTCTGTTGTTGCCATCAATAATCAACTTGACGGTAGGGTCAAGTCTACTAATACCATTACCAAGAACAACTGCGCTACGACTATTCCAATCATGCGGCAAATCACGAGGAGTTACAAAGATACTCTTCTGTACTCCATCTTCTACATAAGAGATAGTTTCGCCTGTATAATCACGACGATATGTTGGTTTGTATATATTTCCCATTAGAATCTTCCTACTGCTATTTCAATTTTTACTATGCTATCGTCTAAAATGATATCCATGCTTTTACCAATAACACAACCTGGTTCATACAAGGACTTATCTAGCGCACATGCTACACCACGTTCATCACTACTTACCAATAGCGTACCCTTATTTACTGGTCCACGCACCAAACAAGGAACTCGTCCAGTTAGGGCAATTGGCAACCAATTATCGTTTTCAAAATTATCATTCATAAGATAAGCAGGATTCGTACTGACTACGCCTATAACTGCGGTATCGTGTTGTTGAGTAGATACGGTAACATCATAATCGCCGCCTAATACCATTACGGTGCCAGGCGCATAATACCCGTCACTATGATACATTTCGGCCAAGTCAGCGTATTTTGCTGTTGTACTTGTTCCAACAAAGTTTACACCATAAACAGTTGACCAATATGCACTTGCGCTACCTAATGTAACGGCATTATTACTGCCTGGTGCCAACGTACCTGCTACAGTAGTTGCTCCGCTATCAGCAATTGTGAAAATTACTGCATTATATGCATTATTGACAACTTCGATGCCGCCCGAACTGTTCAAACGAATATATTTGTTTGGAGTGGTTGCACTTGGATACGTGTTAGTAAGTGTAAACATACCAGCATAGCCAGCACTTCCATATGTATTATAGTTTGTTATGGTAATAGCACTTGTTCCACTACTACCACCATTTGAACTTATAATTGAACCAACATATAAATTTTGCCAACTTGAACTTGTACTACCAAGATTATAAGTTAAGTTTGCAGATGGCGTATGAGTAGAACTGGTTAAAGTTGTAAATGTAGCACCGGCACCAGTAAATGTAGCACCACTATTACCAATAGTACCGGCGTATACTGCAGCAGCAGTTACTAAGTTGCCATTAATTGCACTTGCGGTATTACCAATAGTAGTTCCAAGAACAGAGGTGCCATTGATGGTTTGTCCATTTATAGCACCACTTAAAGTTAACCCACTCAATGTACCAACACTTGTAATATTAGTTTGTGCTGCAGTTGATAGTGTACCTGTTAGGGTTGTTCCAGTATTACCAATAGTTCCTCCATAAACCGCAACACCAGTGTGAGTATTTGACTGAACTGCACCCGTTATAGTTAAAGAAGAAAGAGTACCAACCGATGTAATAAATGGTTGGGCGTTTGTTGCAATAACACCATAAATTGAACTACCAGTATTACCCACAACGTTGGCATTAATAACAGGTGCACTAATAGTATCTGTTGTTGTAATGGTTTGTGTGTTTATAAATGTAGTGTTACCAGCAATACTTAAGTTGCCACCAACATATAAGTTACCACTAACACCAACACCGCCATTTACAACCAGCGCACCTGTTGTTGTAGAAGTACTTGTTGTAGTTTGAAATACAACAACATTGCCTGCGCTGTCTACTCTTAATCTTTCTACAAGAGAGTTTGCACCACTATTGCCTGGTGTTTTTGTCCATAGTCCTATATAACCACTGTAATTACCATCATCCGTAGTACTAATTCTGGTTTCTGGATTAGAACCACCAGCAACACTAGTATATGTATAAAAATCAATTGCACTACCAGCACCAGCACCACCGCCAGTATTAATTAAGTTTAATTGTGTTTTTAATGCGCCTGCTAAACTATTGGTTAAGTTAAGTGGTGCTGCATTATAGTTAAAAGTTGTTGGAACTGGACCAATATATGAGTTACCCAATATAACCAGGTTACCGCCCATATATAACGCACCGCTTATACCAACACCACCACCAACAACCAGTGCACCAGTCGTGGTACTTGTAGAAGTAGTTCCACTGGCAGCAATAATATTACCGCCGCTATAAAGATTACCAGTAGTAGTAACAGTTGTAAATGCACCCGTATTTGCAGTATTAGCACCAATTGCGCCATTAAAGTAACCAACTATCTGACCAACGCCAGTAAGTGTTCCAGTTACGTTAAAAGCACCAGTTACTGTTATCGGGCTTGATCCACTGCGTCCAATATAGTTTGTAGCATTGGTGCTACCAAATACTATATATCCTTGCGTGTTATCCTGTTGCCCCATAACACGTGCTGTATTTGAAACATTAATATCACCAAGCCATAGATCATCACCAACTTGGAAATTAGTACCATTGCCGTTGTTTGTAGCGTGTACGATATCAGCATTAACATTGCCACCAACACCAACACCACCACCAACAACCAGTGCACCAGTCGTGGTACTTGTAGAAGTAGTTGTACTATTTGATATAAGATTACCGCTTGTTATGTTGTATTGTAGATAGGTTGCGCCATTAAATGAGCCGCCGTTGTTGAACTGCACCATAGTGTTGGCACCACCAGGTGAAGTACTTCCACCGCCACCGCCAGTAAATGCTGTACCATTTGCATAATAATAAGCAGCACTATATGTGGCGGTATTAGCAACATGATTGGCAGCATATACGTTTGCTGCTTGCGCAGTAATATTAGCACTTGAAACTAAACCAGTTAGAGTACCTACAGAAGTAATGTTTGTTTGTGCTGCAGTTGATAGTGTACCTGTTAGAGTTGTTCCAGTATTACCGATAGTACCAGCATATACCGCACTAGCATTTATTAAGTTACCATTTATTGCCGTTGCAGTGTTACCTATGGTGGTTGCATATAGGCTTGTAGCATTGATAGTAGCACCATTAGTTGTGCCTTGTAGATTAGTTGTACCACTTACAGTTAATGATCCCAATGTACCAATACTTGTGATATTAGTTTGTGCTGCGGTTGATAGTGTACCAGTTAATGTTGCACCACTGTTACCAATAGTTCCGCCTTGAACTGTGGTAGCATTAATTGTAGCACCATTGGTTGTTCCTTGTAGATTAGTTGTACCACTTACAGTTAATGATCCTAATGTACCAACACTTGTAATATTGGCTTGAGCAGCCGTAGTTAGCGTACCAGTAATTAACGCACCGCTATTACCAAGAACACCTGCCTGAACTTGGTTAGCAGCAATTGTACCAGTAGAAGTAAGGGAGGTTAGTGTGCCAACGCTTGTGATATTTCCTTGTGCAGCAGTGATAAGAGTGCCTTGTAACAGCGTAGTACTTGCATTACCAATTAAACCCGCCTGCAATTGGTTAGTAGTAGTTGTACCAGTTACATTAAGACTTGTTAATTGACCAACACTTGTAATGTTTGTCTGACTTGCACTTTGTGAGTTTAGGGTACCATACAATACCGTACCCGCATTACCAATAGTGGCAGCAATAACCGTAGGCGCAGCAATAGTGCCAGTAGAAGTTAAACCAGTAAGTGTTCCAACACTTGTAATATTAGTTTGTGCTGCGGTTGATAACGTACCAGTAAGTGTAGCACCGCTATTGCCAATAGTTCCGCCATATACGGCAACACCGCTAAACGTATTACCATTTACAGCACCAGTAACAGTTAATGAACCTAGCGTTCCGATGCTTGTAACATATGGTTGAGCATTAGTAGATAGTGTTCCAACTAGTGCAGAACCTGTATTACCAATAGTACCCGCATATACCGCAACACCAGTATGAGTATTTGCCTGAACTGCGCCGGTTACGTTTAGAGAAGATAGTGTACCAACACTTGTAATATTAGTTTGAGTTGCAGTTTGTAAAGTACCAGTAATACTGCTAGCCGCATTTCCTATTGAGGTTGCAAGCACAGTGGCAGCATTTATTGTACCACCAGCATTTACCGTTCCTTGTAAATTAGTTGTGCCACTTACAGTAAGTGAGGTTAACGTTCCAACACTTGTAATATACGGTTGAGCATTGGTAGATAGCGTACCAACAATTGCAGAACCCGTGTTGCCAATTGTGCCAGCATTTATAGCAGGTGCATAAATTGTATCAGTTGTATTGATGATTGTAGTATTGATAAATGTAGTGTTACCTGCTACACTCAAGTTACCACTAATAGTTATGTTGCCAGCACTTATATTTCCGCTATAAGTTGGCAAATATGCAGCAACATTGCTGTTACCGTATGTACTACCTCCACTACCACCACTAAATGCTAAACCATTACTATAATAATAAGCAGCACTATAAATTGCAGTATTTGAAGTGAGGTTTGTAGCGGTAACGTTAGAGAAATTACTACCAAGATTAGCAAAGTTAATGCTACTAGTACCAACAATAATATTACCCAACGTGGTTACATAATAGAAACGTTGACCATAGTTTGTGCCTTCGTTTACATAAACAAGAAGACCAGTTGTAATACTATATGGCTGTGTGGCATCGGTTGAACGAGTCCATGTGCCATTACTACCACTGCCAACTGTAGATACATAATAGATACCGTTTTGGCTTTGTGTAGTTTGACCTTGTACAAGTATACGATCATTAACAGCAAGAGTTATGCCGTCAATAGTGTTTGGTGCCGAACCATTTAGAGTAATATTCGTGAAACTAGTAGCACGGCAACTGTTTTTAAAGTCGCTATCTAAAATATTTTCAGCACGAACCCTTGTTATAGCCATTTGTTAATCCTGTAAGGTATTTATGGATACTTACAGACGACCAACTACTACCTCTATAACACCTGTGCCGCCACTAAAGTTTTCTAATGCTTTGCCGATTACGCTGCCCATAATTGGATTATTTTCACCACGTGCTGTGCCATCGCCATTAGATACCATCATCTGTCCTTTACGAACACGTCCAGTAACTTTACAAGGCACACGTCCAACAAGCGCAATATACAAACCATCGGCATCACTATTCATCATATATGCAGGATTAGTTGAAACTACACCGGCAACATATTGGCTGCCATTGATGTTGCTTAAGGTTACTTCTCTATCACCACCAAAGTCAACAACTGTACCTGCTTCATAATCTGCATCACTGCTATAACGTTCGGCCAAGTCAGCGTATTTTGCCGTTGTTGATGTCCCAAGGAAGTTTACTGCATATATATTATTAAAATATTGTGTTCCTGTTGCCCCAATATCAATGCTGGCATTAGAACTTGGAACTATTGTGCCACTAACTGTTAAACCAGTTAATGTTCCAACACTTGTAATATTAGTTTGTGCTGCGGTTAAAAGAGTTCCACGTAAGTTTGCACTTGTATTACCAATTGTGCCTGCGTAAATTGCACTAAAGTTTGCCAAATTACCATTAATAGCAGCACCTGTATTACCGATAGTTGTGGCATACATATTTGTTGCATTTATAGTAGCACCGTTTGTTGTTCCCTGTAAATTTGTTGTTCCGCTTACAGTTAAACCAGTTAAAGTTCCAACTGCTGTAATATTTGTCTGCGAAGCAGTAGATAATGTTCCTGTAAGTGTTGTGCCGCTGTTACCAATTTGACCTGCAAAAATCGTTGGTGCGCTTAAAGTATCAGTTGTATTAATAATTGTAGTATTGATAAATGTAGTATTACCACCAACATAAAGTTTACCACCAATATATGCATCTTGTGCTACACCAATACCACCAGCAGTAACAATAGAACCTGTTGTGCTGCTTGTGCTGTTTGTAGCACTAGTAACGTTAATGTTACCACCACTTGTAATAACACCAGATGCAGCAAGGCTACTCAATGTACCAACAGAGGTAATATTAGTTTGTGCTGCAGTTGATAGTGTTCCTGTTAGGGTTGTTCCAGTATTACCGATAGTTCCTCCATAAACCGCAACACCATTAAAAGTATTACCATTTACTGCACCAGTTACGGTCAATGATCCCAATGTACCTACAGAAGTAATATTAGTTTGTGCTGCAGTTGATAGTGTACCAGTTAATGTTGCACCGCTATTACCAATAGTACCAGCATATACTGCAACACCAGTGTAGGTATTTGCCTGAACTGCACCAGTTACGGTCAATGATCCCAATGTACCTACAGAAGTAATATTAGTTTGTGCATTGGTTATTAATGTTCCACTTAAACCACTATTTGCTACTACATAAGCAGCGTATACATTGGCAGTCTGTGCAGTAATATTACCACTTGTGCTAATATTACCACTGGTTGCATCAATGCTTGCTGGTCCTACGGTAAGACCATTGTGAACTACGAAATTTGTATTAGCCATGAATCCATATCTCCTCTGTGGCTTTAATTATTATACTGGC